GGGGAGGGGTAACGTGCCTCTGTTTTTTAGCACTTCGCGCCCCAGCCAGCAGGCCTCTGTGCCTTTGCTTGTAGGCATACACCCCTGTGTTGCCCCTGCATACCACCGTTTGGATCGCATACAACCCTTACTCTGCCTTGCTTTGCTCATCGAGCAGCGCCCTGGCTAGGTCTAGGATGCTTTCAGGTGGTGATGTGCGCGCCCTCAGCCAGATCTCAAGGTCGCGCCGCAGCATTTTCTCGCTCATTTGACACATTGCAATCAACTCAAATCCTTTCAAATCTAAATCATTTATTACTTTTTCTTGCAAAAACACATTCCTATATACCTCTTGGACTATGCCCTCACAGTTGTTATGGTCTACGGTAACGCTTGCCATAGCCTTTCCAATCACTTCCAATGCCTCACCCTTAACTGGTAATTTAATCGTCTTACGCGAGCGTTTAAGTGCCTTGCTGAGCATTTCTGCCATGAACTTCTCCTCTTGATTAATCATATCTGGACTTCTTGACTCTTCATTAACTAAGCCTATCGCATCCTCTGCATTGATAGTCTTGTTATATATCACTCTTGTTGTGGAGGTATGGCTATGTTTGCCACCCTTAACGAGCGTCTCAATGTAGCCCAGTTTCCTAAGCCTCACTATCTGTGTCGATATGTATTGCTTATTGGTTTGTAGGTCTGCGGCCAGGCGCTGTTGTCCAACCCATGTAATGCCAGCTCTGTTGCAGTAGCTGCATATCAATGCCAGGACTCTGACGCAGCCACCGCTTAATCTTCTGTCTGTCAATGCCTTAATTGGCATCACGGCTATCTGCCGCTGATCTGGTGGTGCAGGCTTTAGCTTTACTTTTGGGGCTTTTGGTAGGTTGAAAGAGGGTTTATCCTCCTCGTTTAAAAACTTCATAGAATCTCACCCGCTATGCTTGTAGCGTTTTTTGCTTTCGCAAGGTATCTATCGTTTATCGCTGTGTCTAGGCTCTTTACCTTCAGAGTGCTGGGCCCGAGCTCTTCGCTGGTCATCCCCCCTGATTCGACTGCGTTTATCTGAGTCTGGCGATACTCCATTCTCAAGGGCTGGGTTATGGCCCCGTAGTTAGTTTCTAGCAGAATATCTGTCATCTGTCTATAAATGATAACCATCAATTATTTGAGGCTTGGAGGGAGTTCAAATAGCGGTATCTCATTGCTCCACCAGCTGTACTCACACTCTTTGCACACTCTGCGCCTGCAAACCCAGTTGCGCTGGTCGTGCTTACGTGTCTCTGCTACCTTAATATCTTCGCTATCGCAATGCTCATTTGGGCAAATCATTGCTTTTGCGCCCTTCTCAATCCAGCCTGATAGCCCTTATCAAAGCCAATGGCCTCAGCAATCCCTAAGTCGTGTTCGCTTGGATGGCTGTAGAGTGGAATAAGGTCGTCTAACGGGAAAAAGCTATTCTTATCAAAGTAATTACCTTTGCCATCTGTCCACGCTACTGGTTCATTGTTCATTCTTTTCTCTTTCGTATATCTCTAGCATGGCATTTCGCAGCTGCTCATAGCTAGCATGGCCACGCACTTCTGCCACTCTCGCGAGGTGCAGCTGTCTGGTCTTTCGAGTTCTAAATCTCTTGAGTACTCCGGCAGCCTCAGCATACAAGCGGTACTCTTCCGAGTAGTTTCCGACTGTCCTCCCATCCGGCAGATGAAGTAGCCTGGATGTGCTGTGAACTTGATTACAAGCGAGACATCGTAATCGGTCATCTACTTGCTGGCCTCCCTCGCCTGTTTCCGCTCCCAGCAATCCTTGCAGACCCATCTCTTTTGTCTTTTGTTTGCGCTTACGATCCATGAGCCATTCCTGTAGTCTTTGCCGAACTGGCAGTTAGAGCACCAGCGCTTGCCCGTAATCGAGCTGTCGGCCTGTACGGCCTTTGTGTACACATCATTCTCATGGCTCATAAAAGACTGTTTACCTTGTTGATCCGCTCCCCAATCCAACGCATGACTGGCACCGCCATTGAGTTGCCCATAGCCTTGTAACGCGGCCCATCAGGGCATTTATCCTTAATGTTGGTGTAGTCGTCAGGAAAGCCCTGCAATCGCTCGCACTCTACTGGTGTAAGCCTACGGACTGCCATGTTTTGCATTACCTTTGGGTCACTATGAGTTGGGCCTGCCATATCAGCAGTCATGGTTGCAGATACATCACCTTGTATTGTTCCGTTATACGTATCTACAAATTGTGATTGCAGTATGCCTATGCCGCCTTGGTTTTTGCTTGGGCATGGGTAGGTTGTGTCAATCGTTTTGGATAGATCAACTTCTCTGCAACCGCTCAATGGATTGCTTGACTTCATTGAATTGCTGGCCAAACTATCAAAAGAATAAACAACTCCATGCCTATCTGTTTTTGTTAAACAAGGCGCAACATTATCCATTGGAGCTGTAGCGTTTCCACCATTCTCAGGTTTACGGCCTATCCAATTACCTGGTATTCCGTACGTAACATTTTGCGTTGGTTGCAATACACAATTACCGCCGTTTTGAGCGCCTTGTTGCAACAACTCAGCGCCCTTTGAAAACTTAGCCGTTACTGTGTCAGCTATTTCTTTTCCAAAAGCCCCAGTTGCAATCATATTGAATCCGTCTGCTCTGCTGTAGTCGTGGCAAGTTGTTTGGATCGTGCTAGCAATGCTTGGTACAAAGCCTCCGGCAACGCCTTGCCCCTCTTTTCTGCTCGGCGCAGTATCCCTTGACAGGCCTTTGGGCTCAAATAGAACCGCTCCGGCAGGTCTCCAGTCCCCAAGGTATCCAACAACGAACACACGCTTGCGGCGCTGTGCCACTCCCCAATATTGAGCGTCAAGCACTCGGTAGGCGAACCCATACCCGAGTTCTGCCAGCGCCCCGAGGAAGGCACCAAAGTCCCGTCCTCTGTTACTTGACAAAACTCCTGGGACATTTTCCCAGACAAACCATTTCGGGCGATGGTGGTTGAGTATTCCGCAATAGACAAGGGCCAAGTTGCCGCGAGGGTCATCCATTCCTTTTCGGAGGCCGGCGACTGAGAATGATTGGCATGGGGTTCCTCCCACAAGAAGGTCGATTGAACCAAGATTCCACTCCTTATATTGAGTCATGTCACCAAAGTTGGTAACAGTTGTGTAATGGTGCGCTAACACCTCTGATGGGAACTTCTCTATCTCTGAAAAGCCAGCAGCCTGCCAGCCCATATGATGCCAAGCTACCGTGGCTGCCTCAACTCCGCTACATACGCTTAAATATCTCATTCAATAACCTCAATCATTACTCTTGCCTGGCCGCCTGATACGGTGCCAGAGCCTCTATAAACATTAATCTGGTCGATCTGCTCATCGTCATCGAATACGCCAGCATCTTGCAGGCTATCCAGCAGCGCTTTGATGCGGTTATCGATATCGAATTTGCGCTTATCCTTGGGCCACAGCACGATCTCCAAGTAAAGCCTAGCAGCTCCGAGCTTTGGCGTGCCTGACTCCGCGATGTAATCCGACACCTTACATTTGTATTCGCGCCCCTGCTTGCTCATGTAGGTGGCATGAGCTCCACGCCTGTAGTACGTATTGACTGATGGCGGGAAGGGCAGCGTAAGAATAATCATCCGATCAACTGCGTAAGGCGCTGGTTAAGGTTTCCAGTCTTGCCAAGGGCAACGCGCAGCTCATCATTGATAACGCTGGCTATGGGTTTCTTGCGCTCTTGCGCTGCCTGCACTAGCAGCTCGCGCACATCTGGCCGCAGACGCACCAGGAATGGCTTTAGTTCTGACATATTGATCCTTTTAGTTGGCCGGGTAGCAGGTCTTTTTAGTCGTGCCTGACGAGATAGGACTGAGCTGAATAGTGTCAAGTTACCCGATATCTGTGAGCATACAGGAAAACTACCCGTAGCCTAATGTAAGGGTAAACACCTATACAAAACTACATATAGCGTGATATATTCGTATTAAGCGATATCGCTCAACCACCGAGAAACAGGAGTTGGATATGTATGTAACTTACTACCGAGTCAGTACCCAGCGTCAAGGTCAGTCAGGCCTTGGCCTTGAGGCACAGCGCGCAGCTGTGCAAACCTTCCTAGCAGGCAAAGAGATTATTGCCGAGTTCACCGAGGTCGAGTCTGGCCGCAAGTCGGATCGCGTACAGCTCGCAGCTGCTCTAGCCCTTGCTAAAAAGCAGAAGGCTACTCTGGTCATCGCCAAGCTAGATCGTCTGGCCCGTAACGTGCATTTCATCTCAGGCCTCTTGGAGTCTGGCGTGCAGTTCGTGGCAGCTGATATGCCCGAGGCTGACCGCACATTCCTACAGATGGCTGCTGTGTTTGCTGAGTGGGAGGCCAAGAAGATATCAGAGCGCACCAAATCAGCCCTACAGGCCGCCAAAGCACGCGGTACTGTCTTAGGTAGTCCATGCCCAGAGAAGGGCTCTAAGGTCGGTACAGACGCGATTGTGGCCAAGGCTGATGCCTTTGCTACTTTAGTAGCGCCAAGCCTACAGGATGTAATTAAGCAGGTAGGCACGAACTTGCGGGACGTAGCTCAAGGGTTACGCGCTCGCGGTATCAAGACCGCCAAAGGCAATGATGTTTGGCACCCAGCCCAAGTGGCTAAATTAATGAGGAGAGTTAATCATGCAGTCATTTAACAAGCACAACCAATCACCCAAGGACTTGTACAAGTCTGAGGATTCCCTGCTGGATAAGGTTATCGGTACCGTGGCCTTACTGGCGTTCGTAGCAATCGTAGTAATGGCATAAGGAGCAGCAATGAATATTCTTAATCCAGAAGTAGGCTATACCCCAGCAGCAAAGACAGACGTAAGCCGCACCCTTAAACGGCATGGCTTTGTACCGCCGTCCGAGGACAAAGAGATCCAAAAGAAGTGGGAGTTCTATCGCACCATATCTATCCGCAACGAAAGGAGAATGAAATGAGTACACAGTTTGAAATCATCCAGTCAGAGCTCAAGCGCCGCCGTGGCAAAGGCATTACGAGCTGGGACGTAATCGAGAAGTACGGCATCACTAGGCTAGCCCACTATATCCACAAGCTACGCAGCAGCGGCTGGCGCATTACTGACTTTTACGAGTGCGATCCAGATGACGTAACGCACAAGTGGAAACGGTACATTTACAAGAGCTCACCCAGAATGGCAGCCATGAAGGAGTCTAAAAAATGAACTACGCTAGCTACTTTTTAGCCATCAGCAATCTACTCAAGCAGGCCTACGCAGCCGCAGAGAACCGCGACTTTGAGGCTGCATCAAACTACACGGCTGACATCGCGGTATACGCAACCAGCCTAGCAGCACTCTTAGACCATAAAACAGAAACCGAGGTATAAAAAATGGTAGGTAAAGTCACCCCGAACGATATGCTCTCAGCTAGCCGGATCCCTGCGGTCTGCGGCATGAGCAAGTACAGATCACCCAATGATGAGCTGCTGTCATCCATTGATTTTTTAAAAGGCATTACCCCGCCGGATATCGGTAACGAGGCTATGGCATGGGGCAACAGGCTAGAGCCAACCATTCTCATGGAGGCCGCTAACAGGCTTGGATGCAGCCAGCTGGAGATCGAGCACCCTACGCCCTATTTTCATGATAAGTGGCCTCTGTGCTGCTCTCTTGACGGCACAGCCACAGGCAACATGACTGAGGTCTTTACAGATCCTGAGAAGGGCATCTACGTGGTCGGCAGCGAAAGTATAGTACTAAGTGGTACAGGCATTATTGAGGCCAAGCTAACCTCAATGCCAGCGGAGGACGTGCTGCCTTTGTATCGTGGCCCTATACAGCTGCAAGCACAGATGGCGATCTACAAAGCCACATGGGGCGCGATTGCTACGCTATATCAGGGTACCGAGCTGCGTATATTCTTGTTTAAACAACACCCGGCAACGCTAGAGCTGATCGAAAAGACCTGCAAGGAGTTCCAGGATAAGTTAGAGCGCTGGAAAAACACAGGCGAGATTGATTACTACCCTCCTATCAATCCAAAGGATGCAGCTCGTACTTTTAGCTCAGGCTCAGATGATGAGCCAGTAGTCTTAGATAATTATGTCGAGGAGTTGACCAAATTACTTTTGGAAAACAAGGCAAAAATTACAAAAGCAGAAGAGGAGAATAGCAAGATACAGACCGAGATTATGGGCATTATGCAGAACCATACTCACGGGATAGCAGGGCAGTACCAAATAAGCTGGCCAGTCCGTAGTTACAAAGCAAAGCCAGCAACGATAACACCAGCAAAAGAGGCGTACTCCATACGTCAGTCCACTTTAACCATTAAGCAATTATGAAGATTATTAAATCGCCGTTTTGGCACATACTACAGCGCGAGATCGCAGCTAGAAAATTATTGAAAGGTAATAAATGAGCAACTTAGTTAAGCACCAGGGCTTTGCC